ATCGCATTCTACGAGGCTAATCCCTATGAGCGTGAGCCATAGTGCCCAGGTTTTTGACCTGGAGCAACAGCTGGTGCTGTCCCTATGTGAAAACATTGGGACGCCAAGAGCTTTGAGTGTTGCAATCCAAATCCGTTACGGAGCTTGGCAGGAGATCTTGAATTCTAAGATAGACTGGCGTAACTATGATGATCGCGGCAAGTTTGCTGACGATTATCTGGTCACGGCGATCCTTCAAAAGAATCCTCGACTTCCTACCGGCATCGATCGGGCTAAGGTTGCTATCGATAAGTTCTTGGCAGCGGAACAGCAATGCGCTGAAACCAATATCCGTCTTCTTACCTACAGTGAAACCGGCATTGGGCCGGATCCGTTTGTTCATCGCGTCATTCACTATGCACGCGAGTTCATTCGGACCTGTTTGGGTCAGCTCTCCCGAGCTGATCTCGCTTTCTGCGAGGAGAATATGGCGTTTGGTCCAGGCGCAACTACGTCTGTTTCGGGTGTCGTTACTCAGGGCAAGAAATATAGTCCTAGAGTTCTGGACACGACACCGAGATTGGTCGACTTCGGCCTCTTCGCCAGCCCCATCGGCTGGCGCAAGAGTATTGAAGGATTCGCCGTGAGGCGCTCCTCGAAGTTGACTACAGTTCCCAAGAACGCAAAGACCGACCGCGCGATTTGCATTGAGCCCGATCTGAACATTTTCGTTCAGAAAGGGATTGGTGCTTTGATACGCGATAAGTTGCTGCGCCTTGGCCTCGATCTAACGACACAGGAGAATAATCGAGCTTTAGCCCAAAAGGCTTCTGAGCTCGACCTGTGTACAATTGATCTCTCCGCTGCTAGTGACACTGTTTCACAACAGGTTGTCTGGCTCCTTCTACCCGAAAGGTGGGCGGAGCTTCTTCACTTCGCTCGTGTTGATTTTACCTCCCTTAACGGGGAGGAGATCGCACTTGAAAAGTGGAGCAGCATGGGGAACGGTTACACTTTCGAACTCGAGACATTGATCTTTTGGAGCATCCTGAAAGGGGTGCAACAGTTGACCAATTCGGACGGGCCTGTTATCGCTTTTGGCGACGACTTGGTTTGTCCGGAATCTGATTTCGATCTTGTCCGGAGGACGTTGGAGTTTCTCGGCTTCAACGTGAACGTGGAAAAGACCTTTGGCAAGGGTCGATTCCATGAGAGCTGCGGTACAGATTGGTTTGATGGGGAGCCTGTGCGGCCGGTCTTTTTGAGATCGGAACACCATGACTTCCCCACGATCTGTTACATCTACGCTAACGGCCTTCGTCGCTGGGCTTTCCACCGTAATAGTGGCTTGTCTTGCGATCGTAGGGTCTTGCCTGCTTGGCTACGCTGCTTTAGAGCAGTTAAGCCAGAGGATCGCCACCAAATCCCTCAAGGATTTGGCGACGTCGGCGTCGAAGCCGACTTCGACCGAGCAGTCCCGAGAACCCCCTCCCGGGGGTCCGAGCGGCGCAGTGGAGGACGACGCCTAGGTGATAAGCCTTGGCGAGACTCACTTGATGGTGTCCACCCCTACGGGTGGTCCGGATATGAGTTCTCGTATCGTCACATTGCGAGTAGACGGGTTACGGTATCCGAGATTGGGAGCCTCACGGCTTTCCTTAATCGGTCTAGTGGTGAATGGACTCTTGGAAAAGAGTCCCTTCGAGGCCACTACCGTCCCGCAGTTACGAGGAAGGGCCACGTTCATACGTGGCCTCATCTCGGTCCTTGGGCTTGACCCAAGGCTTGTAATCCCCCGGTGAGATTCCGGGGGTGGAGGG